ATTACCTCTAGTGTCAATATTAAGATGTCCAAAATCAATAACATATCCATTATTATTGATAGCCAAATTTTCTAACATCAACCCCATAAATCTAACTTCTCTTACGCTACCATTAGCGGTATATAAAGAGGGGGTAATTATACCATTAGAATGAACTCCTGTAGCGTAAACAGCTTGGCCTTTATACAAAATAGACCCTGTTTCATTTCTTACTCTATAAAATCTATGCTCACCAACATGTATATCAGTATCATCGCTTATTGCAATATTAAGAGTGCCATCAGTATCGTTCCAACAAACTTGACCTTTTAACAAATCTGGTTCAACGTTGGTATTAAATGCAATAGTTTGTAAATATCCACTCGCTGGGGTAATAATAGTACCACTTATACTAGTAACTCCAAGATTAATAACAGTATTGCTGCTATTTTTAGTATATAATTTACCATCACCAATATTAATTCCTAATTCACCCTGAGATAAACCAGTAGCAGGAGGAACAGTTCCAGGAGTACTATTCCTTTTATGTAAAATCGTATTTGGCATATCTATCCTTTGGAATTAATTAAAAAGTCCCACCATCAATTGTGCAATTAGAATTTGAAATAGCATCACATAATGATTCTCCAGAAGTTAGGTAAGTGGCCGTTGTTACTGCTGTAACGTGACCCATACCGTCTACAGTGAAACTAGCAATACCGTTACTTCCTTGAGCTCCGGTTAGTGTTGATGTATCATTATGTCCAATTGTTATACTACCAGTACTATTAGTAATATCTATTGCTGTTCCTTGTGTCAATGTGGCTTTAGTTAAAGTATTTCCAGTAGAGTTACCAATTAATAATTGACCATTAGTATAACTAGTTTGGCCGGTTCCACCTTTGTCTACAGCAATTGTTTCAGCACTCCAAGTTCCGACTGTTACAGATCCCCCGGACATAACTCTAAAAGTGATATCATCACCATCATTATAAATAGTAAAAGCTGGATCTCCGTTAACTTGATATCCAGCATTAATTACTCCAAAAGAATTAACACCAGTAAATGTTTGACTGTTACTCAGTCTGGCAATATCACTTACTAAAAATCCACCATCTTTAATGATTTTACCAGTAGAACCATCGAACATAGCAACATTGCCACTAGTAGCACTACTTGGACCAGTTACAAGAATACTAGAGTCAGCAATATTAGTTTGTAAAATATTCCAATTACTACCCACAGATGCGTGAGTACCAGAAGGCACCCCATCTGCTCCACAAATTATGGTATCATTAACTTCTACTACTGGGCCAGAAGCTCCACCAATTTTACCAGCAACGCTAACCTTATAAGTCCAGCCTCTGTCAGCAGCTGGATAGTTTGGATTACCTGAACAGTCTATTGTTCCTTTGAAAATCATAGCATCATTAGTTGCTATACCACTACCAATCATACTATCAACATAGGTCTTAACAGCATCAGCTCTTGGCAGTGACGAAGTACCACCTGTTAATGTTGTTTCAACACTATAGCCAATGTTAAGAGCATCGCCGGTTGTTCCATTCCACGTTGGTACATATCCGCCAGATGTTGATGCTAATTTTTTAATTTGTGCATCGTTGGTAACATTGCTTAATCCAATATCTCCCTTTAGCTGAGATGCTGTTCTTGAGTCAATAATTTCAGCGGAAGTATTTGGATTTGATGTCCATACTGGAAAATAAGTTCCAGAAACAGAAGTATTATTGGCGAGAATAGATACTCCGTTACTAGCTTTAAGTACGTTACGATTACTATCTAAATCATAAAATGCTCCATAATCACCATTAGCGGGATTATATTCTATAGTAGTGATAGCTGATTGAATAATTATATTATCTGTGATAGTGATACTGCCACCATCCGCAGAATCAATTAAATTAGATTGAATGCCGCTTTGAAAAACTGTTTTATTACCAAACGTTTTGCTTCCATTGATTGTTTGAGTTCCTGTTGTTCTAACTACGGTACTATCACTAGTAGCTACTTTGCCATCTATTTGTGTTTGAATGGCACTAGTAACTCCCTTAGCATAACTTAATTCTGTAAGAGATGGATAAGTGTCGGTACTCAAGCTAACAACATTTTTATTACTATCAAAACTAGCAATTGTACTAGCTGTTTGATTACCTATATTAAGTCCACTAGCAAAGATACCGCTACCATTAACATGAAGCTTTGCCGAAGGAGTTGAAATTCCAATACCAACATTACCATTAGTTTCTAAAACTGCTATTCTGGGACTAGTTAATGTTCCACCACCATAAGCATAATGAATAATGCTGTCTGATCCACTCCAGTATTCGGTAGCAAGTGGTATTGCACCATCCATTAAACCAGCACCACTACCTCCAGGTCCAAAACTATCTCCAAGACTAACTGCGGTTTGAAATCCAGTTCCAAAGTTTGCATTGTTATTAAATGAAATAAGGGACGAGAATGATTTCAAACCATCAATACTTTGAGTTCCAGTAGTTCTAACAACAGTGCTGTCAACAGCTATAGCGTTATTACTAACACTGATGCCATCACCCTGACCAACATCAAACCGTCTATTTTCAGACAGTGTTCCACCACCAACAAGACCGCTTCCAGCAGTAATATCCAAACCACTAGTAGCCGCCCCAATATCATCAAGAATTTGATCTTTACTAACTGATTTAATCTGAGTCAAAGTACCAGATGGATTACTATCAAATACCGCAAAATAACCCACACTATTGCTGCTAGTATTTGGTACCTTAAAGCTAACTCCTCCGCCATTAACTGTAAGCAGACTTGCTGCATTCAGCTCACTAGAAAAAGTAGCATTAGGAATTGCTATACTAGTACTACCAACAATTTTACCCTCATTAACGCCAGAACCATAAATAGTAACTTTTCCTGCTACTGGATCTCCAATCACAACATCACTTATAAAAGTTTTCACTCCAGCAATAGTTTGAGCTCCAGTTGTGCGAACTACTGTGCTATCAACAGCAACGGCATCACTAACTATTTGAATACCATCTCCGGTGTTTATATCAAAAGTTCTATTAGCAGCTAACGTGCCTCCACCAACTAATCCGCTACCAGCGGTGAAGGTAATACCAGAAAGTGCTAGATTTTCAACGTTACTTAATCCAATATCGCTCTTTAATTCGCTTGGTGTTCTGGTATAAATGGTTTGAGCTGAAGAGTTTGGATTAGAAATAAATACTGGAATATTTGTTGCTGATGAGCTGGTACCGGTAGCTCTTACTTCAAGGTGTGTATTAACCTGAAAAGTAAATGCAGTAGCCGGTGTTGATCCTGTAACTAGCTTGAATTTATTAACACTACTATCCCACAAAAAAGATATCTTCGGTAAGGAGCTACCTTCCATGAAAACGAGTGATGGAGGATAGTTTGTATCTGACTTAATTGCAACTGAAGAGCCATTAGTACCAGATCCATAAAATGTTTTAGTTCCTTCTATTGTCTGATTTCCTGTAGTATAAACAGCATTTGTAGCATAGGCGGCAGTTCCATCGATACTAATTGGCCAAATTCCAGTAGCATTAGTTCCACCCCTAAGAGCATATGCTCCGCTACCAGCTATAGCAGGAACTGCTGTTGATATTCCTCCTACTCCGCTTCCATAAGCATAATATAAAATATTATCATTTTCATTAAAGGCTAATTCACCATTATATAAGGATGCTGCTGATGGAGATCCAGCTGATCCGCTTGATGGTCTTCTTTTAATTCTGATAGTATTAGCCATTATTAATATTCCTTATATAGAGAGATTAAAATAATATACACCCCTAAACAATTCCACCATCAATATCATCCGAATTACTCCAATAACTATTGTACTCATCATATTTTAATAAATTTGAATTTAATGGATTACTAATATTTATTCCATTTAACTGATCAAATCTAGGATTAATAAAACATCTTAATAAAAGAGTGCCATTAATATTACTATTTAATACATAACCAACTAGAATAACATTTCTTTGTGGTTTAATTTTAGTTAATTTACCAGCATCATACGGACTAACATATAAAATATCTCCATTGGACCAACTTTCGTCTCCAATAGATATATTACTAATTGATCCAGTAGTATTTATTTCAGATAATATTCCAGCAGATAGTGCTGATCCACTAGATCCATTAGAAATATAAGAGGATGCTAATCCAATGAATCTTTGTTCAGAAAAGCTGTTATTCGCTCTATATTTATCAACCGTTGGTAAACTATCAGTAACATTATATCCTGTTATATATAGAGCCTGACCCTTATTAATAGCAGATCCGCTATCATTTTTTACTCTAACACTAATAGAACTATTAGCAGAAACAAAGTCTATTAAGCCGCTAACTCTTGTATATGGTAGATCTCCAACAGTATTTGATATAGAATATCCATAAGGCAAATCACTAGCTAAAATCTTTTCAGTATTTACTATATCAATAGTATTATTATACTGATATTCAATTGTTACGTTGTCAGTAACAGTATCTAATATACTTGTTTCTATCTCAATAGTGTTAGCTACTGGCTCTAAAATTTCAAGTATAAAATCACTCATTTAGCACACTAGTTGGGTTGAGGATTGACTAAATCGTTTAACGAAAGATATTGTTCCAAACAATAATCTTATAGTATATTTTCCACCACTAGCATATAAATCATCTGGACTTTGTAGTTCTAGATCATATTTAGCCATACTAAAAGTATAAGTATTAGTAACTGATGCGGGAATCATGAGCGTCAATTTCCCATTAACTCCGTCTATAGTAAATTTATATAGGCTATAGTCGATATTTTGAGAACTAAAAGTTTGAGAGGCGTTAGTATTGGTTTTCCAGATTAATCGGGCACACCAATTAGTTAAATTTATAGGATTCCCATTAGAATCTTTATAAACTAGACTAATTTTAAATGATGTACCTTGCTCTATAGCAAAATCATATTTACTTGCTGCCATAGTATTTACCCATTAGTGTTAGTGGTACAATAAGTAATACACCTAATAAAAAAGGCCAGCCGCGAGGCCAGCCTTTCTTATTTCGGTTATTAGAACCAGTTTGATAAATTAGAGAGCGCCAACAAGTACTCTACGATTATCAAGAACAGCAAAGCCAAGCTCTGCCCAGCCGTAGAAACCGGCTCTCTTCTGACGATGTAGTGTTTCGTCTTCGAAGATTTGAACTTCTTGACGAATTGGCATTATGAAACTGTCTCTCTTGCGTTGATCAAGACCAACTACGATCTCAGTCTTACTTGCTGGTAGTGCAGCACCTAGGGTTGAGGTATAGAATAGTTGATATTGTTGACCAACACCTAGTTCGTCAAGGTCGTGAAGGTTGACGCCGAATACTCTATTGATGGCACCATCATTGGCAGTATAGATTTCTCTGCGTGTTACTTCATCAACTTGATCGATACCCCAGTTGCGGATATCTTCCATGGCCTCTGGACTAACGTAAAGATCAGTTAGTAAGCCTCTGTTGTTTGATGTGCTGTTACCGCCGCCGTTACGACGCATAACAGTTTTCATGAGACTAACTAAACGCTTTGTGAACTGACTAGCATTGGCATCACTATCGTATACTACGATGTTGCGATCAACACCAGCAGCAAGTAGTGTGTGCCAACCATCATCATTCATCTTCTTTACGAAAGAAGCTTCGAGAACTTCCATAGCACGACCAACAACGTCCCAGCGGGCGTCACGAGCATACTTTAGAAGATAGTCGATACTAGCACCAACGTCATAGGTTGGAACCATGACGTAATCGCCTTCAACATGGCGCTCTGGAATATAGCCATGATTTGGGATTGTATAGGCAACAAAGTCCTTCTCTGTGCCTGGAGCTAGGAAATCGAGTGGGAATTCTGGAGTAGCACTTTGAGCTAATTGGATTGGCTCGAAGATACCATCAAGAATATCGCCACTAAGAATACCCTTACGAAGAGGAAGCTCAAGAGCTTTTGCAAACTCTGCATTAGCAGCAAGAGCAGTCTCTCTGTTGGCCGAACCAGAACGCATTAGAAGGTCTGTTAATTCTGGTGTTGGCTGAAATCTTTCGGTTTTAGCTGACATGTGTTTTTCTCCCTTTATTTAAAAAATGAATTATAGGTTAACTGATACTTTGGCATAACCGTCGGCGTCTTTGGCACTTAGGAACTGGCCAATCTTAACAGCGTTAGTTGAGCTTGTTCCAATTAGACCGCTGACACCAACATAAGCATCAGCACCAGCAGATGGTGTTGTGCCTGCAACTAGTTGATTTGTGGTTACTTGACCTTGACGAAGTAGGGTCACCTTACCACCAACTTGTGTTTCGTCTTTGTGCCAATTGATGTGTTGTCTTGTTAGATCAAGATTAACAACATCATTTAGTAGAACGCCTACTGGCTTAGCGCCAGAAGCTACAGCAGCATATGCCACTACAGCATTGCCATCGTCCATTGAAACGCCAACACCGCTGGTAGCTGTTACAACACTAGCAACACCACCTCTTTCGGCTGTTGTGCTCATGAAGAATGAAACGTCAGTTAAAAGTTCGATACGATCTGGTTTTAGAGCCATTGTAATTTCTCCGTATTAGTTGGTTATTACTTGTTAGTTTTCTTGCCTAGTTTACTTGATACAAATTCGACCAATGCTGCTCTAGTTGATTCTAGTGCAGATTCTACATCGCTACTGCCAACACCTAGATTAATATTAGCTTCAACCTCGGCTGTTTCTAATACCGATGGATCTGCTTCAACGACGGCTTCTTCTGATGCCATTTTACGCATCATCATGGCCTTGTCTTCTTTCTTTTTGAACTTCTCTAACCAAGGTGGCAACTTGCCAGCAAAAAGTGAAGTCATGGCTTCAAAAGCCTCGTCATCCAAACTTTCGAATTTGTCAACTGTTGCTTCGGCTGATTCGCTATCGATACCGGCCTCAATTAAAGTAGCCATTCTTTTCATCTTCTTTTCTTTCTTCATCATGGCTTCTTCTTTAGCAACGTATTCTGCGATAGTTGTAAGAGCAGCTTCTAATTCACTCTTAGCTTTCTTCATCATCTCTTCTTCTTTTTTCATTTGCTCTTCGGTCTTTTTAGCTGCTTCTGATTTGATTTGTTCAATTTCAGCTTGTAGTGCCTCATTAGCAACAGTTAGCTCTTCAATTTTTGATGTTAATTCAGCAGCATTAACTTCAGCAACTTGAACTTCTTCTGTTGCTGTTTCTACTGCTACTTCTGCTACTGTTGGAACTTGTGTTGTTTCCATCTCTACTTCTGTATTAGCTGAACTCATAATTAAAGTCTCCGATTGTATATTGGATTGAAAATTAAATACACCTGAATTGACAATTTCTTCATTTTTTTCTTGAATATTATCATTACTAGCAACTACATTTACTGGAACGATCATATTTTTAGAAAATATAATACTATCTTCATTAGCTGGTCTGTTAACAAAACCTTTTCCTGTAAAGGTTATATTTCTTAAAACTCGACCAATTTTATAGTTCTCATGTTCTCCTGCTCCGCCATAAGACCTTAAAAATTTTGTTAAATATGCGGTATCTTCATTACGCCCAAGAACATGATATTGACCAGTACTATTATCTAGTAGGCCATAATCAAACCCCTTAAAGAAACATTCCATACTAACATATTTTGTTCCATCTTCTATTTCTGATATTAATTTCATGGATCTTGCGCGTAAATCTTCGTCGCTAAAACCCCTATATATAACTGATCCTGTTAAAATATGATATTTCTCAGGAAGGTTCTCTATTGGAGTATTTTCATTAATTAAAATGCCATCTTCTGTGATTGGCCAATTAGAAACAATATGACCGATAATAGAATGTTCATCATGTTCAAGATTTGTTGGTTTGTGTTCTGGAGTATTTTTAGCATTCCATACTTCTACCTTATCAAAAATATCGTCATTTTTATTCCAAGACGATGATACTAAAATAGACTGAACATAATATAGATCTTCATCATCGAATGAGGCTATGCTTTTAAAATATTTTGAATCTTTTTTGGAACCAGCATATGGCTCAACAACACAAGCATATGATATAGAAGCAGAGGCTTTAAGAGACTCTTCTAATCCATCAAGTTTTTCTTGCTCATATATTTTCATATTATTTAACCTTTTATTTTGGTTAGTTATCTATTTCGTTATACACCATAGAAT